GCGTCGTGCCGCGTGCGGACCGCCGAGATCAGCTTCACCTACGACAACACGGCGCCGACGACGACGGTCGGCCAGTTGGCCGAGATCGGCGATCAGATCGTCGTGAGCGGCCACGACAACGTCATGCGGTTCAAAGCGATTCGGACGGGGAGCACCTCGGGGCAACTCGATTGCGTGTACACGCAGTGAGGCGCGGCCTCCTCATTAGTGCGGCGTTGTGCGTACTGCTCCCCACATGGGCGCAGGCGCAAACGAGTGTCGTCACCGCGGGTGGGGCGACGCAGTGGGCGCCCGTGATCGTCATTCCGGCCAGTGCGGTCAATGGGGCGGGGGTCTCCACGGTCGCGCTCAGCGCGCCATCAATTTCGCTCGGCACGACGCCAGCAACGACCGGTACCGTCGCATTACCAACCGCAGGAACCATCAACTTCCGCAATAACGCGAACTCGGCGGACGTGGCGGTGCTTGCCACCAACGCCAGTGATGCGATCGTGATGTGCGGATCGAATTGCGGCGGCATCGTGCCGGCGACGACCAACGTGCGGGACATTGGCGCAACGGCGGCCACGTGGCGCACCGGGTATTTCGGCACGTCCATGAAGGTCTCGGCCGGACTCACGCTCGCCACCACGGCCGACAAACTCACGCAGATCAACGACAACGCGAACGCGACCGGCCTGGAACTGAATGTCGGCACACCGACGCTCGGGACCTGTACGGCGGGCGCACTCACCTCCGGGTCGCACAACTTCGCGGGCCAGTACACCAGCAACACGTCGGGCTCCTGCGTCATCAATTTCGGGGCACCCAACTTCACCAATACGCCGTTCTGCTTCGCGATGAGCATGACGTCCACGACCCATCCGCGCATTTCGGCGGCGTCGGCGTCGTCGATCACGGTGACCGGCGGCGTGTCGGGCGAAACGATTCAGTACTTCTGCGTTGGCCGGATCGGCACGTAGGTGCCGCTCGATCTGACCGCCGCGTACGCGCAAGCCGCGCAAGCGGTGCAGCCCGATCCGAAAGCCACCCCCGCGCCGGCGCCACAAACCCCCGAAGCGCGCTGGCCCTATGCGCTCCTCGCCGGCGGCCAAGCAGCCGATCTCGCGACGACCTACGCGGCCTTGCGCAACCCGAACGCGCACGAAACAAACCCGCTCGGGGCCGCAGGGATGACGGCGGCGAAACTCGGCGTCACCGCGGGGTTGACCTGGTTGATGCACCACGAACACGCCCAAGGCAACGACCACGCGCAGAAAGTCATCGGGACGATCGGCGGCCTCTTGGGCCTCGGCCCGTCCATCTGGAACGTCGTGCAGTTGCAGAAGGCGAAATAGGCGATGACCTACGCCGATCTCATCACCCGCGCCCTGCAGGATCTCCAGGTCACCGACGGCACCACCGCCGATCCGAACGATGTGGCCTTGGCGCTCGATCGGCTGAACGACTGGATCGATGCCCTCGCGCTCGAGGGCTTGACGATTCCGTCGATCAGTCGCGCGACGTGGACGATCGTCGCCCTCACGACGAGTTACACCGTGGGATCGGGCTCGACGGTCAATGTGAGTAAACCCGTCAGCCCGCAAGCGATCAGTAATCTCGGCTACGCGGATACGAGCCTCACGACGCCGCAGGAAATCCTCTTCGGGCGCGTGTTGACGGAAGCCGAGTACCAAGGGATTCCGCAGAAGACGTATCAGGCGACGTATCCGACGTCGTTCTATTACGACCCGACGACGGGGACGACGGGGACGCTGAAGCCGTTTCCCATTCCGACGAGTGCGACGCTCACCGGCGTGATCTACACGCCGAGTCTCCTGAGCGACGTCGCGCTCGGCGATACGGTGAGTCTCCCGCGCGGCTATCGGCGCTACTTTCGATCGAATCTGACCGTGGAGCTCGCGGCGGCATTCGAGAAGCTCGTCCCAGCGGTCATCGCGAAGATTGCGATCGACTCCGCGACCCGGGTGAAAGCCGCGAACGTGCGCCCGACCGACCTGCAACTCGATGCGGCGGTCCCGGGGCTCGCGGCGTCCGGCGGCTACAACATCCTGACGGACAACTAGCGTGCCGTCGTACCCCGGCTTCATCGGTGGATCCTCCCCTTCGCTCAGCGCCATTGCGACCAGTGAGCGGACGGTCAATTTCTACGTCGAACAAATCGGCACCGAGGGGCGCCAGCACAAAACCGCCTTGTATCCCACACCGGGGCAGCAAGCGTGGATCACGGCGGCGAACTCGCTCGGGGTGCTGGTCGATGTCGGCGGGCGCGGCGGCATCTGGACGGGTGCGCGCGCCTTTGTCGTCATCGGCGGGGGGTTCTACGAAATCTTCGCCGACGCCACGATCACCAAGCGCGGATCGGTCGCGCAGGATGCCCATGTCGCGCAACTCGCCTACAACGGCCCGACCGGCGACGAGCTCCTCATCGCGAGTGGCGGGAACGCCTACTGCTACGTCCTCACGACCAACGTCCTGACGCAAGTCTTGACCGGCGAAGCGCATCAGATCGGGATGCTCGACGAGTACTTCCTCGCGCTCAATCAGACGACGGGGAAACTGCGGCTCTCGAATTTGAACGACGGGTTGACATGGGACGTGTCGGAATTTGCCCTGCGCAGTGCGCAGCCCGATCCGTGGGTCGCGATGGCGATCAATGCGCCCGATATTTGGTTGCTCGGCGCGAAAACCGGGGACGTGTGGTACGACGCGGGCACGAGTCCGTTCCCACTCGCCGCCCGAACGGGGCTGAATCTCCCCTACGGGATCATCGCGCCCTTCTCGCTGCAGTTTAGCGGCGGGCAGGGCCTCTGGCTGGCGGCCAACAGTGACGGCGCCGGCCTGGTCGTGGCGACGCAAGGCTACGGCGTGAAACCGATCAGTACCTTGGAGCTCGATACGGCGATTGCCGGCTATCAGCGGACAGCGAGCATTACCGACGCCGAAGCGTTTCTCTTCCAGATGGTCGGGCACACGTTCTACGTGCTGCGCTTTCCCTCGGCCAATGCGACGTGGCTCTACGACCTGACGATGGGGAAGTGGACCGAGCTCGGGACGTGGAACAGCACGACGGGTGCGTACGACGTCTGGCATCCGCGCTTTCACCTCTACGCGTTTGGCTCGAAGCACATCACGGGGGAGAGTGCGACCGGCACGCTCTCGCTGATGGATGTGACGACCGGCACCGAAGCCGACGGATCGGCCATTCGGCGTTTGCGCCGCGGACCGGTGCTCGTCAATGACTTGCAGCGGCTGTCGATCAGTCGCTTCGAGATCGCGATTGAAGCGGGGCTCGGGCTGCAGAGCGGCCAGGGATCGGATCCCGTCGTCATGGGCCACTTCTCGAGTGACGGCGGCAAGACGTGGGGTCCCGAGCGGACGTGTGGGATCGGGCGGATCGGGCAGTACACGAAGCGGTGTTTCTGGAACCGGCTGGGCTCGCCGCGCCTCTGGGTGCCCGAAGTCGTCATTACCGATCCGGTGCCGCTCCGCATCATCGACGCGTACGTCAACAACGCGGCGTCGGCCGAGCAGGCGGCGTGATCGATGAGTCAAGCGCTCGATCCGATTCCGCAGACCGACCCGCTCATCGATCCGTCGGGGCGGATGGGCGAGCGCTGGTACCGGTGGCTGTCGCTGGTCGTCACGCGGCTCTTGTCCGCCGTCTTGACGGTGGCCTCGACGCATCGCACGGGGCTGTCGGCCTCGATCAGCGCGACGACGATCTATACGCCGACCCAGCCCGCGACCTTCGAGGTGAGTTGGGCGGCGAAAGTGACCACGGCCGCGTCGACCTCGAGCTCGATTGCGGTGACGGTGAGTTGGACGCAGGGCGGGATCGCGTGCAGCCACGCGTTCAGCGCGCAGACGGGGAATACGACGGCGACGGTGGACGGGGATTCGATCCCGATTCGACCCGACAGCGGGCAACCGGTGCAGTACGCGACGACCTACGCGAGCGTCGGGGCGACCGCCATGGTCTATCAACTCGACGTCGTCGTGCGGCAACTCACGTGATGCGCGTCGCGACGGTGGACGACATCCCGGCGATTGCGGCGATGGGCGCGCATTTTATCGAGACGGAATATCCGGGCGCGATTCGGTTTGATGCCGAGCGGCTCGCGACCCTCACGCGATCGCTCATTGACGGCGCGGGCGTCGTGTTCGTCGTGGAGCAGGCGGGCGCGCTGGTCGGGATGATGGCCCTGACGACGTATCTGCATCCGATGAATGGCGACACGATCGCGACCGAGATCGTGTGGTGGATGGAGCCTGAGGCGCGCGGCGGCCGGGCCGCGTTGCAGCTGTTCGCCGCCGGGGAAGCGTGGGCGCGCGAACAAGGCGCGACCACGTTTCAGATGATTGCGCCCTCCGACCAAGTCGGCGCGTTCTATGAGCGCTTGGGATTTACCAAGATCGAAGTGCATTACCAGAGGAGTCTCTGATGTGGCGGCGTAACGACGGCAATCCCTCGTGCGAGCGGGACGACTGTTTCATCGCAACCGGCACGGCGGCCGTCATCGCGGGCATTGCCGCCGCCGGTGGGGGTGTGGCCGCGGCGAAGATCGGATCGAACGCCGCGAAGCATGCGGGCCAGGTGCAGGACGACGCCACGCAGCGCGCCGAAGTCTTCCAGCGCCAGCAAGCCGAGAACGACTTCCTGAATCAGGAAGCGGCGCGGCACGCCAATTACGACCAGTACATGGGGCGCCGCAATGCCGCAGCGCAGCTGGGCGGATCGATTGGCTTCACCCTGCCCGAGGCGCAAGCGTATGTGCCGGGCATTGATCCGCACTACACGACGGCGGGATCGGCGGCGCCGAACGCGCAGCCCGGCGCCCCGAATCAACCGGCCAGCGGGCAACCGGCCGGCACTCTCGATCCGCGGCTCGCGGCGCTCTATCAGAAATACGGCGTCACGCCCGGCGCGCGCGGATCGGGGCTGACCGACGCGGCGTACTGGAACGACAAGATCCGGACCGGTGACGCAGGCTATTTCCTCGGGCGGCTCGAGCAGGACTTGGCCGGCAAGGGGCCGGATGCGCGCGGCGCGTCCCCGCTGGCCTCGCGCTCGATTGCGAGTGCGCTCCCCTCGCCGAGCGTGGCGAGCCTGCCGGCGCCGAGTGCCGATTTTCGACTCCGATCGATCAACGCGTTTCTGAGGTAACCGATGTACGACGCATCCGACGACGCCGGATCCAGCCGAACCGACCAGCCCAGCGCGCCGACAGGGCCGAATCTCCTGCCGATCCCGAACATGCCGGGCGGCTACTACGATCCGGCGACGGGCGATCTCTATAGCAACGGGCAGAAGGTCGGCGGTCACTACGACGCGGGTTCCAACACGCTGACCGATCCCACGGGCAAGACGTACACGGTCGGCGCGGGGACGCCGATTCCGGGCGCGCCCGAAGGCGCGAACACCGGCATCCTGACGCCGACGACGACGCCACCGCCGGGACCCGGCGCGCCGCCCCCGACCACGGGCGGCAGTGGCAGCGGCAGTGGCAGTGGGACGGGTGGCCCCCTCCCCGGCGCGCCGACGTTCACCGCGCCCGGCTACACGCCGCCGCCGGCCTTCCAGGCGCCGCCCAAGTTCTCGTACGGCGACTTCGTGGCGCCCGATCCGAACGATCTGAACCGCGATCCGACGTATCAGTACGAGCTCAAAACGCAGCAGGACCAGATTCAGCGCTCGGCGGCCGCCCGCGGCGTCTTGAATACTGGCGGGACGATCTACGACCTCTTGAGCAACGCGCACGATCTCGCGTCCACGGGGTACCACGATCTCTGGAACCGCTCCATGGGCGCGTACCAGACCAACCGCGCGAACGCCTTCGACACCTACAAAACGAATTATGGGATCGGCAAGGACGTCTACGACACGAACTACGGGACGCAGTACACCGATCCCTACAAGTACGGCTACCAGGGCGCGCAGGACAGCTACAACGCCCGGCAGCACAACTTCGATCTCGGCACGCAGTACAGCTGGTACGGGAAGCTGTTCGATTTCCAGAAAGACCAGGACGCGTTCGACCGGAAATATCGCCTGTTGCAGTACGCCTAAACCATGCCCTTTCAGTACGAAGGCTACCGATCCCCGTTCGCGAACAGCATTGCCGAACTGATGCTGCGGCGCGGGGATATTGCCGCGCGCCAAGCGGAGCA